GTGGTTTATCCAGAAAGTTACAATATTGCGTATCCTGTAAGTTATAACGTTGTTTATCCTGTAAATTATAATGCAGCATATCCAGTAACTTACAATGTTGCATATCCTATAACTGGGTATAACGTAGTTGGTGTATTCTCTGGTTACAATACAAATTATAATATTGTGAATTCTCCAGGAAATCAACCAGAAGTTTCAAGACCAATTACTGGATACAATGTTTTATATAATATTGTTTATCCACCTGGTAATTCAGATGCTATATACAATATAGTTTATGAGACAAACTATAATACAGTCCCAGTTGCTGCTACTTATGGTGCAAATTATAATATAGTTTATCAGACAAACTATAATACAGTCCCAGTTCCAGCAAACACGCCAGAAGCATCTCGTCCAATCATTGGTTACAGTCCAGGTGTTCCAGGAACGCCAACTACTGTTCTTGGTGTCTATTTCCCTGGTGGTTCAGTTGGTTTGGTTGCTCCTTATGTTCCTGAAACTGTGGTTCAGTATTGGGATTATCCAGATTTCCAAACACATCCTGTATCGGTTCCTTCAGGTGGCGAAATTGTGGTCAAACTCGAATAAAGAACTGTCTAGAGAAATCTAAATACTCTAGTCAGTTCGGGGCGACCAGATGCCAAAAAGTACAGATTTACACAAAAGTTGGATTGCGTCCTCTGCAAGAGGCACGCAAACCTTTAACGCACCTGCAAATCTTACAATTCCTTACGGTAGGTACGTTGGCACCGTTTCGGGTCGCGGTCAGACTGGTAATAATCCAGTTCCAGGCAATGCTTCTGCATATTCGATAACGTATAATACCAATTACAACATCGCATATCCGATCGCAAATCAGCCAGCCGCAGCATATTCGATAACTTATAATACCAATTATAACGTCGCATACCCTATTGCAAATCAGCCAGCAGCTGCGTATAGTATTGTATACAACACAAATTACAATGTTGCATATCCAATCGCAAATCAACCTGCTGCAGCGTATTCGATCACATATAATACAAATTATAACGTTGCGTATCCAGTAGCAAATCAACCAGAAGTTTCTCGTCCTGCTACTGCATATTCGATCACATATACTACGAACTACAATGTCGCGTATCCAGTCGCAAATCAGCCAGAAACTGGTCGTCCAGTAAATGCGTATACAATATTGTACAACACTAATTACAACGTTGCATATCCAATAGCAAATCAACCCATTTCTGGATATCCGATTGCTGGATATAATACGAATTATAATGTTGCATATCCAGTGGCTAATCAACCAGAAGCATCTAGACCAGCAACTGCATATTCTATTACATACACGACAAACTATAATGTTGCATATCCAGTGGCTAATCAGCCACTGGCGAATTATAATCCAGCAAATTCGTTTAACTGGAATTATGAATATTATGTTCAATATGCAAATAATTCTGATTATCAAACAGGATCTGGTAGCACTCCAGGGTGCCCAACTCCATTTAGTTTCTATGAGGTTGATTTTGATGTATATACATCATCGAATTATTCTTGCACACCTGCAGGAAATAACGCAAACTACAATACAAACTATAACACTGTGTATCCAGTCGCAAATCAACCAGAAACTGGTCGTCCAGTAAATGCGTATAGTATTGTATACAACACAAATTATAATGTCGCCTACCCAATCGCAACTCAACCAGTTTCTGGATATAATGTAACTTACAATACAAATTATAACGTTGCGTATCCAGTAGCAAATAGACCAGAAGCATCGAGACCAGCAACTGCTTACTCTATTACATATACAACTAATTACAATGTTGCATATCCAATTGCAAACCAACCAGAAACTGGTCGTCCAGTAAATGCATACAGTATCGTTTACACGACAAACTACAACATCGCATATCCAATTGCAACACAACCAGAATCTGGTCGACCAATTACAGCATATAATACAAATTACAATACTGTTTATCCAGTCGCAAATCAACCAGAAGCATCTAGACCAATTAATGCTTACAATACAAACTACAACGTCGCATATCCAATTGCAAACCAACCTGAAGCGTCTAGACCAATAAACGCATATAGCACAAATTACAACGTTGCGTATCCAATTGCAACACAACCAGAATCTGGTCGACCAATTAATGCTTATAACGCTCCTGTGGCTGGAAATGCAGGAACTCCTGCAACTATTCTTGGTGCATATTTCCCAGGTGGTCCAATTTCAACGATCGCTCCATATGTAAGCCCGACCCCAATTTCATATTATGATTATCCTGATGGTGCAACCCACTCCATTTCTGTGCCACCAGGAGGGCAGATTGTTGTTGAATTGAGTTGACAAATCTGCATAAATAAGTTAAAATGATCTTTGTAATTGCTGAGGTGTATTATGCCATATCCTGTACAAAAATATATTAGAACATTGAATCAATTCTGCGTTGCAACTAACGCATTTACCCCAGAAGAAGTTGACAAGATTATTGATCTTGAAGACTTGCAAAAATTCCAAAACGGTGCTGTCGGTGGCGGTGGAAAGGGGCAGGTAAACAAAAAAACAAGAGATAGCGAAGTCATGTGGGTTATGCATGATCAAAATTCTGATTGGTTATATCAGAAGTTTTCTTTTCTCACATCTCAAGTAAACTACGACCACTTCATGTACGATATCGATGGTTTTGAGAGTTTTCAATATACTGTTTACAAATCAAAAACAAAACAACATTATGATTGGCATATTGATAGCGGGAACACTTATCAAAAATATGAGCGCAAGATTAGCGCATCAATTATTCTTACAGATCCATCCAAATATGAAGGTGGTGAATTCGAGTGCGTGCTGAATGGTCGTGTTGACGAACCATTTATTGGGAAGCCAAACAAAGGCGATGTGATCTTTTTCTCTTCTTGGATGCCACATAGAGTTCGTCCAGTAACTTCTGGCATTCGTAAATCTTTAGTATGTTGGGTGATGGGCGCAAGAACATGGTAAATTGGAAAAGAATTTTTGGTAATGATATCATAGAATTTTACTGTCATCCAAATGTAGAAGGCGTGATTCCAGAGCCAAAACCAGCAATCAAGCATCTTCCTGACTGGTTTAAAAATCTTGATCCAGTTTATGATGGAGCAAGAGACTCATTTGGCAACAAACCAATGTCAGCCAAAAAATGTTTACCGCTCATCGATGCGATGTCGTTGGGATTCACAATACCTTTATGCGCTGACATTCATGTAAGAACAAATCACAATTGTTCTCAAATCGAGGTCACAAATCCACCTGGACTTAAAGTTTGCGAATTCCATAACGCTGAGCAAGTTGGTGGAGGATCAGCATTTGGTATGAATCATGGCAATCCTCTGAAGTTTATCAATTATTGGGTTATTAAAACTGCTCCAGGATGGTCTTCATTTTTTATACCAACTCTGAATCATTTTGACAGACCATTCATGTGCTTGGGCGGATTAGTTGATACGGACAAATATCCAAAAGAAGTCAATTTCCCAGCAGCATGGTTAGTTCCTGATTATGATGATTCAATTTTAGCAGGAACTCCTCTTGTGACTGTGATTCCAATCAAACGTGATTCTTTCAACAATAAAAAAGCAAAAGTTCGAAAGATGACACAAAAAGAATTGAAACATATATCTAAGATACAGACAATACAAAATACTAGAAGCCACCATTACACATATGAACTTCGGGTGAAAAAATGAATTTTATTAAATCTCTGTTTTCAAAAGAGGCTGATGACTTATACTTTTATGATGTGACCCCAGATAGAATTGTATATCAAAACTATCCTCCAGTTCTTGCAAAAGATGTGAAACCTTTTTTTAAAAATCATCAAGAGAAAATGTTTGAATCTTTTCAATTTCCAGGATGTCCTGGAATGCATGATTATTCTCGTATGGGATATATTATTCCAGCTTGGTCTGATTTCCATATTAAAGCAAATAAAGCAGGATCTATTGCTGCGATTGGATCAATAGGGGAAGAGTCTCTTAAACGAGGAACGAGTCATCGTCAGCCAAAACAAATGTCAGTCAATGTTACTGATGGATTGTTTAAATTTGAAGATGGTATTCAACCAGCAATTTGGAATTTTCCAGGAGCATGGAGCGTTAGATCAAGTAAAAATGTTTCTGCTCTTGTTTTACCAGCAATATTTCATTCAAATTTTTTAGATGATTTATATGTTTACCCTGGAGTCGTAGATTACAATGGGTTTACAACAATGAATTTCATCTGCTCAGCAAAAAGAAATGTAGAAGTGCACATCAAGGCTGGTGATCCAGTTCTTCATGTAATTCCATTTTTAACACAACGCGATTTCAAAGCATCATATGGATCTGGATCGCAAGAACATGAAGATTACAGTAAACATATTAAGTGGTTCCATACAACCAATTTCTATCGAAAGTATTACATGATTAAAAAGAAATTTAAACTAGAAAAACTCTAATGAAAAAAATATTTGTAAACGTATGTTCTTATAGAGATCGACTTCTTGAACCAACATTAAGAAGTTTGATGGAAAATGAGTCTGGTAGAAATGCCATAACCTATGGCGTCTTTGAGCAAACAAAACTTGAAGACAGCCTGGTTAAAAAGGCTCCTGATCTTGTAAATCACCCTCAAGTAAAATATAAAAGAATCGAACCTGAGTTCTCAGATGGTGTTATGTGGGCGCGTGGAATAAACGCCATGCAAGTCACTGATGAAGAATTTCAGTATCAGATCGATTCTCATATGTTATTTGATAAGGGATGGGATCATTATTTGATTCTAGACTATTATCATGTTTGTGATATAGAAAAGATAGATAAAATTTTATTAACATGCGGAACAAAAAACTATGATCTAGAAGGTGACAAGATCACAAAACACACTTTATCCGAGGACATCTCCGTCAATCTCGGATATTTTCAATTTGATAAGAATTTAAGACTACATGCTCATGGTGCATGGGTTGAGTCGCCAAAAATCGCAAAACCAGCAATTCACATTTGCGCTGGAAATTTCTTTGCTCCAACAAAATGGATTCGAGAAGTTGGATATAACACCAGAGTATTCTTCGAAGGTGAAGAACAAATTTTAGTCATTTCTTCAATACTTGCTGATTATAAAATTTATCATCAGCGAAAGATTAAAGTTTATCATTATCTTCGATCAGCGACTCATGAGTCGAAACAAACAAATAGTCCAATTATATCTGAATCTAGGATAAAAATAAGACAAGATATTTCAGTTAAAGAAATTAGCGATTATATCTACTCTCTAACTGAAGAACAGTTGGAGAAATACCGAAGAGTCACTGGGGTAGATTACATAAATAGAAAACTCGAGCATCGAGCAATCTCTAGAAGTTTACAGCCATATCCAGGTGTAATTAACGATTGGGAAATACCAGATAGAGGTGATTAATGTTAACAAAAGTTCAGTTATCCAGAGGGCAGGACTGCTCAATTAATACTGGATGCAGAATCACGTTAGAACCAAAAAATAATAGTCAAGGTGTATCACAAAAATTTAAGCCAGAACACAAATATTATCTGCTCGACGGTGAGGTATTTGTGAGTTATGAAGGTGGGTCAAGTGGAATTATAAACACCCCATATACTTCTACTTGGACTCCATATGTCGACTCCTGGGATTATACTAATCCTGTTTCTTTAAGTTGTCTTCCATCCACTTTGTTCGCCAAACTGGAATTTGCTACAAGTAATAATGACAATACTGTAATTAATGTGACAACTTCTGTGATTAGAATTCAGAATTCAAGCGTTAATGCATCGATGAATTCGAATTCGTTTCTAGTGGCTATTGGTTCCGATTACACCATAGACGGAGTCAGTGCTACTCGGAACGTCAGCACAATATTTGCAAATACGAATAAAAATGTCGTAGTTTCGACCTCAAATTCTTGCAGTTTGATCTATATCGAACAAGTTTAAAAATAATAAATAGGTCTATAAAAGCAGGAACCCGTAAATGGCTCAATTTGTAGAATTAGATATCGATCAGGGGACTGATTTCAGTTTCGATCTCGACCTCACAACCGACGATGGAACCCCAATAAACGTGACAGGGTATTCCTTCACTTCATCAATTCGTAAATCATACTATTCTTCTTCTGCGACTGCAAATCTAAATGTTGCAGTCGCAAATGCCGTCGGCGGGAATGTCATATTTTCTATGAATTCCGCTACAACTGCAAATATTAAGGCGGGTCGTTATCTATTTGATGTTAAGTCAAAAGATGCAGCAAATTCAACCTCGCGCCTAGTTGAAGGCATTATTACAGTTAATCCACAGGTAACGAAATGACTACAGTTCGCGTATCTACATTAAGAGGCAGCGCTGGTCCACAGGGTCCGCAGGGTGCTGCTGGTCCAACAGGTCCACAAGGTCCATCTGGACCTTCAGGTGGTCCACAAGGTCCACAGGGTGCTGCTGGACCACAAGGTCCACAAGGTCCACAAGGCGCGACAGGTTCCACTGGACCACAAGGTCCACAAGGTGCTACTGGTTCAGTTGGTCCTCAAGGACCACAAGGCTCTACTGGACCACAAGGTCCACAGGGTGCGACTGGTTCCACTGGACCACAAGGTCCACAAGGTGTTACTGGTTCCACTGGACCACAGGGTCCACAAGGTGTTACAGGATCAACTGGACCACAAGGTCCACAAGGTGTAACTGGCGCACAAGGTCCACAAGGTCCATCTGGTACAGCAGGTCCACAGGGTCCACAAGGTCCACAAGGCGTAACTGGTGCACAAGGTCCAACTGGTCCGCAAGGTGCTCAAGGTAATGCTGGTCCGCAAGGACCACAAGGTGCTACAGGATCAACTGGACCACAAGGTCCATCTGGCGCAGCAGGTCCACAAGGTCCACAAGGTCCACAGGGCGTTGTTGGTCCACAAGGTCCACAAGGACCAGAAGGTCCACAGGGTGTTGTTGGTCCGCAAGGTCCACAGGGTCCACAAGGTGTTCAAGGTGATGCTGGTCCGCAAGGTCCACAAGGACCACAAGGTGTTGCGGGTTCAACAGGTTCAACAGGTCCACAGGGTCCACAAGGACCATCTGGCGTTTCAAATGTTCCTGGTCCACAAGGTCCACAAGGTCCAACTGGTCCTGTTGGTCCTGAAGGTTCTTTTGGTGGTGCATCTTTTGACTTTACTTTTAGCACCAATGTTGCTGATTCTGATCCAGGACAAGGAACACTCAAGTTCAATAATGCAGCAACAAGTCTTGCAGATCGTTTGTATATTGATTATGTTGATGACAATGGAACTAATATTCAAACATTCCTTGCAACAATTGATGACTCAACAAGTTCAGTCAAAGGTCACTTTAAAGTTAGCAATAAAGCAAACACAGCAGACTTTGCACTGTTTACAATTAACAGCCTTACTGACAAGACTGGATATTACCAAGTCAATTGCAGTTATGTGAGCGGCAGCGCTGCAAGTTTCAGCGATTTCGAAGATGTATTAATTACATTTGCAAGAACTGGCGACAAGGGTGACACTAGACCGCAAGGTCCACAGGGTCCATCTGGTCCATCTGGTGGTCCACAAGGTCCACAGGGTGCTGCTGGTCCACAGGGTCCACAGGGTCCACAAGGTGAACCTGGTCCAATTGGGTTAGAAGGTGGTCCAGGTCCACAGGGTCCACAAGGACCACAAGGCGTAACTGGTGCACAAGGACCGCAAGGTCCTCAAGGTCCACAAGGTGTTACTGGTCCACAAGGTCCACAAGGTCCGCAGGGTCCACAAGGCGTCACTGGTCCTCAAGGTCCGCAAGGTCCACAGGGTCCACAAGGTACTCAAGGTGTCGCTGGTGACACTGGTCCACAAGGTCCACAAGGTGCTCAAGGTATTCATGGTGGTACGACATTCGAATATTTGTTCAGCAATTCAACAACAAATTCAGATCCAGGAAATGGATTGCTCAGACTGAACAATTCAAATACAACTCTTGCTGATCGTTTGTACATTGATTACAGTGAAGATGGTGGCACGAATATCTACAATTTCTTGGCTTCTATTGATGACTCATCATCAACTATTAAGGGTCACTTCATAATTACAAATAGAACAAATCATAACGATTTTGTGACATTTGCAATTAATAGTCTAACAGACCAAACAACTTACTTTGAAGTCAATTGTACATACATCACAGGCAATGCTCCTTCATTTGATAATAATGAACAAATTATTATCACATTTGTAAGAACTGGTGATAAGGGTTCTGCTGGTCCACAAGGACCACAAGGTCCACAGGGTGTACAAGGAAGTCAGGGTATTCAAGGTGACTTTGGACCACAAGGTCCAACTGGTCCACAAGGTTCTGCTGGTCCACAAGGACCACAAGGTCCACAAGGACCACAGGGTGTATTTGGACCACAAGGACCACAAGGTCCACAGGGTGCGCAAGGATTAACTGGTGTGACTGGTGATACTGGTCCACAAGGTCCATCTGGCGCAGTTGGTCCACAAGGTCCACAAGGTGTCACTGGTGCAAGAAATTACACTGTAACGAATAGTGGTGCCAGTGATTATCTGATTGATGGCGCAAATGATCCTACATTGTATTTGATGCGCGGATTCACATATGAATTCTTTGTAAATGCATCTGGACATCCTTTCTGGATCCAAACAGTTCCTGCGCCATACAGTGTTGGAAATGTTTACAGTAGTGGTGTAACAAATAATGGTGACGATGTTGGCACTGTAACATTTGCGGTTCCATATAATGCACCAAGCACATTGTATTATGTTTGCCAAAACCATTCTTCAATGTCTGGTACAATTGTTATCAGTGATGTGGGTCCAGTTGGTCCTCAAGGTCCACAGGGTCCACAAGGACCACAAGGACCACAGGGTCCACAAGGTGTCACTGGTCCGCAAGGTCCACAGGGTCCACAAGGACCACAAGGTGTACAAGGTCCGATTGGTTCTACTGGCGGCACGGGTCCACAAGGTCCAACTGGTGCCACTGGTCCACAAGGTCCACAGGGTCCAACTGGTGCCACTGGTGCAGGATTAACAATTCTTGGCAGTGTTGCGACTGTTGGAAATCTCCCTGGAAGTGGAAATGTTGGTGATGCATATATCGTAACTGCAGATAGTCACCTATATGTTTGGAATGGTTCTTCTTGGACTGATGCAGGATTAATTGTTGGTCCACAAGGTCCACAAGGTGTCACTGGTCCACAAGGACCACAGGGCGTATTTGGTCCACAAGGTCCACAAGGACCAGAAGGTCCACAAGGTGTCACTGGTCCACAAGGTCCACAAGGTGTGTTTGGTCCACAGGGTCCACAGGGTCCACAAGGACCACAGGGTCCACAAGGTGTCGTTGGTCCACAAGGACCGCAAGGACCACAAGGTCCACAAGGTGTTAAGGGTGACACTGGTGACTTTGGTGGTGCAACGTTTGAATATATCTTCAATACCAATACAGCAAATACTGATCCAACAGCTGGCTATGTCAAGTTCAATAATACAACATTGCTATCTGCGACTGAGATGTATATTGATAACATCGATCGTTTGAGTGGAAATGTTTTCAATTACTTGAACACAATCGATGACTCGACGTCGACAATCAAAGGCACGTTCAAGATTGCAAATTCTGCAAATGTTCTAGAATACACATTCTTCAATATTAACGGCTCGCATATCCATATCGGTGATTGGTTCGTTGTTCCTGTTGCAGGATTAAACTCAACATTAACTGGCTCAAACTTCCCAAATAGCACAAATGTGATTATGACATTTGTTCGCACTGGTGATAAGGGTGATGCTGGTCCACAGGGTCCACAAGGTCCAACTGGTGTTACTGGTCCACAAGGTCCACAAGGTCCACAGGGTGTTGTTGGTCCGCAAGGTCCACAAGGTCCACAAGGTGTTCAAGGTGATGCTGGTCCGCAAGGTCCGCAAGGTGTGTTTGGTCCACAGGGTCCACAAGGACCGCAAGGACCACAGGGTCCACAAGGTGTCACTGGTCCGCAAGGTCCACAGGGTCCACAAGGATCACAAGGTAACACTGGTCCGCAAGGTCCGCAGGGTGTTACTGGTCCACAAGGTCCAACTGGTCCTGGTATTGGTGGAACGTTGCAAGCGGTCAAAGACTTTATTGTTGCAAATACAAATACTAATGGCGCAAATACTGTCAATCTTGCAGATTCGAATTATTTCCGCCATGTGTTGACTGCAAACGTTGCGTTCACGTTCACTAATGCACCATCATCAGGCACTGGTCAGATGTTCTCGCTCTTGTTATTGCAAGATGGAACAGGTGCAAAGAATCCAACATTCTCCAATACAATTTATTGGGCTGGTGGATCACAACCTCCTGCAACAACAGCAGCAAATGCTCGTGACTTGTGGACGTTCATCACATATGATGGTGGTACAACGTATTGGGGAACCTTGACAATGAAGGATGCTAAATAATTCTGTAATTACTTTTTGAGTTTGTTATGAAAATCCATGTATTGGTAAATCCCAGAACGCCAACTGGACTCATGAACCGCGTCGATCCATTTGCGGTTCATGGGTTCAAGTATATCAAATATTTGTCTCAGCACTTTGAAATGGTGCACTATGGAATTCCTGGTGCACAGGTTGACTGTGAGCATGTTGATATTCCAACAACACCAACAGAAATAAAGCGATTCAATGAACTTGCTGGCGAAGAAATTCGCAAGAGAGCAAGTGATGGAGATATAATTGCTTGTTTTTTTGGAGTTGATAATCAACTTGCTTGCGAAATGAATCCAAATTGCAAAGCAGTTGAACCTTCTATTGGATATAGAGCCAATGGAATATTTGCACCATATCGCGTGTTTACTTCTTACGCAAATATGCATATGTTCTATGGTGAAAGAGGAATGCTCATGAACCCTTCTTGGTTCGATGATGTAATTCCAAACCCATTTACAGTCAATGAATTTGAATATTGCGAACAAAAAGAAGATTATTTCTTATACTTTGGTAGAGTTGTTGAAGAGAAGGGTGTTCATCTTGCAATTCAAGCAACAGAAAGGTTAGGCAAAAAACTTATTATTGCTGGTCCTGGATCATTACAGAGTTTAGGGTACAGCAAAACTCCAGATCATGTTGAAATGTTCGGTATTGCAAATGCTGAACAGCGAAAAGAATTGATGCGTAAAGCAAAGTGTTTAATCGGATTAACGCATTATGTTGAGCCATTCGGTAATATGGTCATCGAAGCAAATTTATCTGGCACACCATCAATCACAACTGATTGGGGCGGGTTTACTGAAACTGTTCTCGAGGGGAAAACAGGATATCGCGTCAGAGATTTTAAATCATTATTGACTGCTATGGATTCTATAGATAAAATAGACTCGTGTGATTGTCGAGCATGGGGATTAAATTTCTCTGACGAAATTGTTCACATGAAACATAAGCAATATTTGAATAAAGTAATTAAGAATCAATTTTATGAATAAAGTAGTTGTTATTGGATCATCAATAAATCCAAGACAAGGTCGTTTCACATATAGTGAAACTCGATCTAAATTCGACGCAGACGAAAGATTTAGACAAACAATATTCACTGTCAACTCATTACAAAACGCATTACCTGATGCAAAGATCATTATCGTTGATTCGTCTGATGATGTGAAAGAATATAGACTCAATCTTTCGTATCACAGAAATGTGCAATTTGTTCAGCTGAAGGAAATATCGCCAGAAGCGCATGAGATTGTAAACACGCATCCAAATAAAAGTCTTTGTGAGTCTCTGTTATTGAATACATTCTACAAGTATCACAAATCTAATCTATTAAGATATGATTTTATTCTTAAAGCAACTGGTCGATATTTTTATTATAATTTAAAAGATGACCTCTTTACAGAAGAAAATCAAGACAAGATTTTTTTTAAAAAGCCTCTTTCGTTTGAGTGGAATGATTCTTGGAGATATGATTTTGTTGATAGAAGATCGCACCAGAACAATAATCGATTGCATCAATATTGCACAGTTCTCTATGGCTTTGGGTCAAGCCAATTAAATTCAATGATAGACATAAATGATGCGACTGTTCATTTACTTGACCAACCATCAATGAGCCATTATGATATTGAAACTCTTTCATATTATTTCACAAGACCATATGAATCAAACGTTATAGAGACAGATTGGATTGTGTCGGGCTGGGATGGAACTTCTGGCAGATACATGTACTATTAAGGTGAATTATGAAAACAACATTAATAATTGTTGACGACTTCTATCAAAACCCAGACCAAGTAAGAGCATATGCTTTGTCGCAGCCCTTCGAAGTTTCTGGAAATTATCCTGGAGTTCGAACAAAGCCATGGCTTCCTGATGATTTAAAGAATTCAATTCAGTATATTATACAAAATGCAGGTGGTCGAATCACTAATTGGTTCGAAGATTCAGGGTACACTGGTGCATTTCAAATTTGTACTGCAAAAGATCGCACGTGGATCCACGCCGACAGTTTTAATACTTGGGCTGCTGTTTGTTATCTAACGCCAGACGCGCCGCTCTCATCAGGGACTGCATTGTATCGATGGAAAGAAACAAAAGAATATGAACGAGCTGATAACAACGCACCATATCTTGATGGATATGATTATACGAAATGGGAAAAGGCAGATTATGTTGCGAACAAATATAATCGTATTGTTCTTTATCGTGGCAATTTATATCATGCTTCGTTAGATTATTTCGGAAACAATCTAGAAAATGGTCGATTGTTCCAAACGTTCTTCTTTAATACGGAATACTGATGAAGATCTTACATGTAGTATTTTCTACAAATCGAATCAAATATTTGATGCCAACTCTAGAGTCTTTAAAGAATCTAGACTATGGGAATCATACAGTCGATAAACTAATCATAGACGATTATCCAAGAAATAGAAATCTTGCCATATTCGATTTAATCGCAAAGGTTTATGGATTTAATGTAAGATTCAACGAAACCAACTTGGGGCTTTCTGTAAATTGGAGCGCATTCTTCGATTGGCTCAAAATGCAAGACTACGACTACATTCTGCATCAAGAGGACGATGTATTATTGACTAGCCCCATTCGAATTGACGACCTAATCACAGTTCTAGAATCAGATGAAAAGATGGCTTCAGTCGTTCTCCAACGCCAGCCATGGTATTTTCACGAAACAGAATCTGCCATTGATCCAACCGACGTCAAAATTGGTAACTATTACTATAGCAAAAACGTAAAGACGTTCCCAATCATATTTTCGTTATATCGTAAAAATGTAATCGAATATTCGTTTAGAGAGTATTGGAAATTCAATGTAAACGAAGGGATGATCATGGTTTATCTAGATTTCTTCCACAAGATGTATTCTGCGACTCTAAAAGGATCAAATGGTGAGAATCTAATCTTCCACATCGGTGAAGAAACTGTCGGCAAAAGACTTGAGCAAGGAGAGCCAAACTGGGAACAATTTGCGCATATGGACCCAAATAGGATTTACAATTCTCGAGATGGTAGTCTTATCGAATAACTAAATATAGAACTACACGAGAGGTTCTAAATGGCAAAACCTACAAATAAAACCGAACTAAAAGATTTCTGCCTCCGCAATCTTGGATTTCCTGTAATCGACATTAATATCGACGATGATCAGCTTGATGATCGTATCGATGATGCGCTTCAGATGTTCCAAAACTATCATTTTGATGGTACAGAAAGGGTTTATCTAGCCCATAAAGTCACAAATGCTGATATCTTGAACAAATATGCCAGACTATGTGACAACATCATCGGCGTCTCTAGAGTATTTCCAATGACTGGAGACACCGTAAGTTCAACAAACACATCAGGTTTTAACATTTTTGATATTAACTATCAATTACGTTTAAATGACTTTTATAATCTAACTTCTTCGTCATACACATATTATGTGATTGCACGAGAACACCTCTCCATGTTAGATATGATCGTAACTGGAGAAACTCCTTACTCATATAACAAAAAGACAAATAGACTCTATTTGTGGCAAAGTTGGGAAGGTAAGTTAGATGCAGGTGACTATATTCTATTCGAAGCACATAGAGTCGTCGATGAGGATACCTATGAAAAAGTCTTTAATGATTCTTGGGTAAAGGAATATACAACTCAGTTATTCAAGCGTCAATGGGGCGCAAACCTAAAGAAATATGGCAATTATACTCTTCCAGGCGGATTAATTGTTAACGGTCAACAAATATATGACGAGGCTGTTGCGGAAATCAAAGAGCTTGAAGAAAAACTTCGCGATGTTTACGAAGAACCACCAGGAATGATGGTGGGCTAAAATGGCAACTAGTGTTTACTTTAATAATCAAGGCGCGACACGCGAACAGTTTCTTGTTGAGGATTTGATTATTGAGTCTATTAAAAATCATGGAATTGACATCTATTACATTCCACGAGACTCACAATCTTCGCTAGATGAATTGTTTGGCGACGATCCTGTGAAATCGTTTACAAGAGCATATAAGATTGATATGTATCTTGAAACGTTCAATGATTTTACTGGAAATTCAGAATTCTTTTCGAAGTTTGGTTTAGAAATTCAAAAAGACGCAAAGGTTTGTGTTGCCAGAAGAACATTCGAAAAATATGTCAAAGGCGAAAGAAACTTACCAAAAGAAGGCGATCTAGTTTATCTGCCAGTACAACAAAAATTATTAGAAATACGACTTGTCGAGGAAGAAAAAAACTTCTTCCAAGCAGGAAAGAAAGCACCGTATATGTATGGATTGTCTCTAGAGACTTTCAAATATAATGGTGAATTGATTGCTACTGGTGTGAGTGAGATTGACGATCTAGCAATTAAACAAGCTGTTTCAATTGATTATATTTTAACTGCTGGTGGAACTGGAACATTCACCCAACATGAGATTGTCTATCAAGGAACAACACTTGCAAATTCAACAGCAAGAGGATATGTTTCTTCTTGGGACAAACCTTCTAGAACACTGCGTTTGAGAAACATTCGTGGGGAATTCGCTGCAGGATCGAGTATAAAAGGGAATACCAGCAATGCTATTTGGACTCTAACCAGTTCAAATATTCAAGATGATGCTGCATCGGATTATGATGATAACTTTAGAATTGAAACAGAAGCTGATAACATTCTAGACTTCAGCGAAACAAATCCATTCGGTGAGCCATAATGCTGTCATCTAGACATTTCTACCATAGAATCATTCGTAAGATCGTTGTGGGCTTTGGCACAATGTTCAATGATCTAAAGTTATACAGATACACAAAAGATGGTCAAACTGAGATTGAGCGAATCACAGTTCCATTGTCTTATGCTAACAAAGAAAAGTTTTATGTCCGCATCACACAAGATCCAGGATTGGATCGATCAATGCGAATTCAATTGCCACGCATGTCATTTGAAATGACTGCAATCAATTATGATCCATTGCGCAAGATTACTAATTTTAATCCGCAATTTTCTCCTGGAAAAGATGGCAACAGTATAACAACAATCACATCAACTCCATACAACTTTTCATTTGATCTTGTTTTATATGTTCGTAATGTCGAAGATGGCACGCAACTGATTGAACAAATTCTACCATACTTTGCACCAGACCACACAATTTCAATGAATCTGACTGGTATTCAAGGTGACAAAGTTGATGTTCCGATTGTGCTAGAAGGATTATCATACGATATCGCTGCAACAGGCTCCCCTGAAGAAACAAGAGTAATGACATGGACTTTAACATTTACAGTTCAGGGATGGCTCTATGGATTTATCAATGATTCTGTTAAGGTGATTCGTAAGTCTGTTGCAAACACATTTGACAGCGAAGTTCTGCAAAGTGGTGCAAAAGTTCTCAATTTAACTTCAGGGTTTGGAGATTACAAAATTGGCGAGCTTGTTTATGTTGGTAGAAATTTGAGTTCTGCAAATGCGAGTGGGTTTGTTTCCTCTTGGAATAATGTTGCAAATCAAATATATGTTACAGATATTTCTGGCACATTTACAACAAACAATAAACT